GAATACTGATTTTTCATTTCAAACTCTATCTGCATTTTTCTTATTTCCAACTCGGCATCTAACTGTTTCATTTTAGCGTCTAACTGAGATTGCATATTCATCTCTCCTTGTTTTAGTTGAGCTGTAACTTGTGCTGATTGCTGTTGTTGTTGAGAGTTTGCTTGTATTTGTTGTTGAGCTATAGCCATCTGTTCTTTCTGATATTTCTTTCTTCTTAGAATTAGCATTCTGTTTGCTAACTTAACATTGTTAATATCTCTTATTATTATAGCATCTTCTAGTCTAAGTTCTTTTTGTGCTAAAGATAACTGTATAGACTGCTCCAACTGTGCTCTCTCCTCCTCATCAGGCTCTACCTGAATATCTATACCGAACTCATGCAAGGATATATCTTTGTTTAAGTTAACCGTTTTCATAACAGCTTGACCCAAAGCTTTCATATACCCACTAAATGGCTTATCATACTTAACTATGTCTTGTAGTTTTAAACATATAGACTCGCCAGTATCTTCAACTATTTTTAGATACCCATCGTTAACAGATCTAGTAGCATTATTTGAAGCCATTAGCTGCATCTTCTGTATACCAACAAGTGCATCGCTAGAAGGTTTAGCACCATCTCTAGCTTCGTTTACTCCAGTCACATCACGTATCATATTTAGATTATGTTGATATATCTGTATCAACTGCATCATATCCCTACCTATACCATTCTCCAACTCTTGAACTGGAAAAGCATTAGTAGCGTTACCCTCATCATCAGTTCTCCTATAATATATATTACCAGTTTGATCAAATATCTCCTGTAGTTCAAGTGGTGTAAAAGTACCTCCATCACCTTTAGATACATTCTCTAAAGATCCTATTTCAAAAGCAGCTCCTTTTGGTCTAGCCTTAGCCATAACTTGTTGCATCTTAAGATGTGCTAGTTGTATCTGATCTGCAAAAGGTATCATTCTCTGAACCATAGAAACATTACGCATCTTGTTTAAGTTCGGTGAATATATTGTATATGACAGCTTTGTTTCAGCTAAATTATTTTTTGGTCTAGACATATTCTTTGCAAGACCGTAGTTAAATATATAATCTGATCCTACAATGTATTTACCACTATATACAGCTTTTACAGTGCTGCTTACTTTTTCCCTTTTGTATTTAGAGTTTTTAGGAGTTTTGTATTTACCTTCTTTTTTTCTAAGAGAGAACCCTCCAAAAGCATTTTCTTTCTTTTCATAATTTAACTCATATGTGCTAATAAACTCAGCATCCATAATCTCTATAGAAAACTTATCGTACTCGCTAGCATAATCACCATGATTAGAAAATGATCTTCCAAACAAAGTGTCATCCTCATTTTTCTTACCATACTTTTCAGCAATCTCTTTATATTCATCTTCTGTAAACTCATCCCCAGCTATTCTTTTTAGCTCAGATATACTAATAGTGTATATCTCTCCAGCATGATTTATATTTTTGTAACTAGGAGAATCAGAATATGAAGTTATTAGCTGTGTAGGATTTACATATTTAATTTTTATACCATGAGAAGCATCTATGTAAGTTTTTACAGCTGCTGTTCCAATAACAACTAAATCTCTAATTATTCTTTTTCTGGTCTCACTGAAATCATTATTTTGCAATACATACTCTATACCATTTTCAAGAGATATTTCTTGAGCTAGTTTAAAGTGCATATCCATATATACCTGTAACTCTTGTATACTTTCAGGAACAAATCCCTTTTTGGTAAAATCTTGACCTGTAATTTTTGACATGCTAGCTCTAAGAGGTGCTGTCTTCATGTCAGCAAATAGTCCTCTAGCCTTATCATCTCTTTGATCTATAGATAGCTTGTCTACTCCGTTTGCTCTAACTTTAAATTCTTGATTAAACATCCCACCAGAAATAACATCAACAAACTTAGGGACTATACAAACTGGAGTCCAATCTATATTCATATAAGAAGTATCACCCTCTACGTCAAGAATATCTTTATATTTAGACACACTTTGGGTGCCTTCTGCGTAAGCACGCATTTTTTCATATTGTCTTTTTCTATCCTGATAGCTTAAGTCAGTATTATTCTTATAATCATAATACATTCTTTTTAAGTATTGAAGACCATACTCTTTCGTAGCTTTTTCTTCATTGGTAGCAAAGACCGTTGGATATCCTCCTATAGTTTCAAATTGAGTTTTCATTTATATTCTCTTAGATATTATTCCTGTATTATTATATTTTTTTACAAAGTTAAGATTTATTTTTCTAACTTTCTTTTGTCTAACGTGTTTTTGTGAAGCTAACAGAGCTAAACTGGAAGCAACAGTAGCATCATACTTAGTTCTATTGTCTGGCTCAAACCTGCTCCAGTCATTTAGTAGTCTGTTAAAATAACATTTACCCATCTCTCCAGTATCCTCGTTGTAACCTATATGATCATAAACATAGCTAGCCACAGCCTCTGTCTGAGCATTTAAGACAGCTACACCAGTAGATGGTATACCTTTTGTTTTTTGAGCTCTACTATTGCTAGTGTGAGTAGACTCTGGTCGATCCATCAGGTATTCATAGTATCCTCTTCTTTCAAAATACTTTATTATACCGACCTTGTTATTTTCTATAAGTATTGGACAGCCATAGTATACACAAGTTTTTATCACATCCTCGTAAAACATCTCAGCCTTAGGAGGTCTAGCTATGTATTCACAAACAAACTGATTTGAGAAGTCATCCATCATGCTAAACTTTTTGTAAACATAACAAGCAGCATCAGATCTTCTACCATCAGTAGTAGTGTCGTGATCATAAGGGTCACAACCAGCCACCATCTCCATACTATTAGCAGGAGCTTTTCTGTTTCCAACTTCTTTTATTTTGTTTCTCCTATCTTCTGGCGGCAACCAAGATACTCTCCACCTACCTTTTGAATTAGGAACCCACTGAACTTTTCCATCCTGAGTTCCACCCTTCCATATAAAGTCTCCTTTTACCACTAGATTTGTAGCTTGCTCGTTATAATCCATCTGCTGGTATATCTTTTCAACATCAAAGGGACTATGTCTAGAGTCACTTCTAAAAGCTTCATCTATAGTAAAGGGTCTTTGTCTTTTTTCTTCAGACAATTTAGTAGTATTATTTTTATAGGCATCTCTTATGTTTTGTAAATACTCTTTAGATCCAATACTTTTACCTATAAATTTAGACTGTTCTTTTGTTGGTGTATCAATCACAGAAAATCCGTACTCATCTATGAATCCTTCGTACCCATCATAAGCTGGAGTAAAGTAAGAATACATACCAGATCTAGTTCTTCCGTTAGCATCTCTGTCTTTTACATCGCTGTCATACCATATATTTTTAAAGTTCTCACCACCCGAAACCTCAAGCTCATTGACAGTGGAAGGCATAAAACATTTTCCTATGATTCTATCTCCTAATGTTAAACAAGATCTTACAACTTCCCAGTTTTTTTCTACACTAGCCTCTGTCCACTTACCAGCCTCGTCACATAGATACCTTATTAGCTTTACTGAGTCATAAGAGTTTTCTCTAGTGTTTCTCCAGTCTATTTTACTATTCAAAGCTTCTGACTTTGTAACTTTGGAAAAGTTCTTAGTTATCTTCTGACCTGGTGTGTTAAAACTAAGTGTGCTTTTAGGATTGTCACTACCATCTATTATAGGCTGAAAAAAGAAAGGCAAACTTCTAAACATATAAACTAATTTATCTGTAAACAAAGATTTAGCGTCAGCACCAGTCTTGCTAGTTATACCTCCATGAGAATTGTATCTTGATGTTATTTCATGTAGCAACATAGCAGCACCTTTGTAGGAAGCACCCTCTCTTCTATGCTTTACCATTACCATCCCAAAAGAATTAGGATCTTCCTTGCATATTTCCCAGAATATAAAAAACCTTCTGTCTCTATCTCTGTACTCAGGATATCCTACGTCCATCTTGCACCAGTTTAGATAATAGTAATGTTCTCCAGTTATGTAGGTAGGCACACCATTATTCATAAACCAGACCCCTTCTTCTCTTCGTTTAAACTCTTGGTCTATAAACCAAGAATATTTTGAAACAGTTTCTTGACTGAGACCATCTGGCATTTCTGTTCTTTTCCACTTCTGGTCTTTCTTTTTTAAATCTGAAAACAGTATTTCTTTTTTCTTAGGCTTTACGGGAAGTTTAAACTTCAAACTATTTACTTGTATATACTCCGACATAATAAATTTTAGCCAATTATGCAAATATAATAAAATAAATCTTACTCTCTATTTTTTGGCATACTTTTCTGAGAAGCCAGCTTTGAACGATTTCTCCTCTAAATCCATATCATCTTCAATAGATTCACCTTCTTTTATTTGATTTTGTATCTTGTGAATAGCCATAAGTATATCTTGAGCATCCATAAAACACTCTTTCTTAGCTTTCATAGCGTTTCTAGCTTTGTCATCCTGAAGATCTGGATCTATAGGTTTCTTAACTTCCTCCAGCAAAAGATCAAAAGCTTTGTTCCCAGAGTCTATAAGACTTTGTAGCTTTTTATTAACATCTACTTCTTTCATTTACTTTCATATTTAGCAACACAGAGCACCTTTCATACTCCTCCAAGTCTTCATAATACTCTATCATAAAGTCTATACACTCATCTAGGTCTTGTTCTGTTAAATCTTCCTCCACCATATTCCACAAAAAACAAGCTGGACTTTTTGAAGTTAATATCTGATCTATAGTTTTTCTACCCGTTAGTATATCATATGAGTTTGAAACGCATATATCTAATATTTCTTCTTTAGTCATCATTTTTCTACTTTTGCTAATATGTCAAAGTTACGCATTCTTAACAACTTATCACCCTCTATCTTCATATCATATTCAGAATTTTTAGAAAATATAACCTCATCTCCTTTTTTTAAGCCCATTTTTTTCATTTCATCATTCATATATTCTATATATCCATATAGCTCTTCATCTTCTGCTTCTGGCTTTATATATATACCAGACTCTGTGATGTAGTTAGATTCGTCTTCTATTTTCTGTCTAACAAAGTTCCAATGATTTAACATCTTAAGTTTACCTTTTCTAACTCTAGCATACACATGGGTACAGTGAACTTTAAAAACTTTTTCTTCATCATGGTATGTTAACCTATTCTCTTCGCTTATTAAAAAGTGATGACAATAAACTTTATCTCCTTCTTTTACATCCATAGATATACCGTTGGACAAAGCTATAGGTACTCCAACAACTGTGCCATATTGTCTAGCATGTTGCATATCGTTATAACTTGTTTCTAAAAATAACTCTCTACCATTTAACTCTATGGTGTCTTCGTGAGTCTTTTCTACTTTTACAAAAAAATAATCTCTTATAGGTTTCATATCACTTCGTATTTTTCTCGTTCTTCAATATCATACTCTATAGCTGTTGGTTGACTAAAAAACCTTTTCCATGGCTTTGAAAACTCATCGTCTTTGGTTTTTACGTAAACATCATACACTACTTGTTGATGCTTGTACCAAGCAGCTTCGTCCTGTATTATAGCAGTTATCTCTATATAACCACCGTTCATTAACTGTCCAACCTTATAGGTTAGCCCCTGTTTCAAATCCCCTATAGTTATCTTTCTAATAATAGGATTTATAGATTCTATTTCACTCATCATCTTTTGTATTAGTATTATATTCAGAATCAAACTCATAAGTATAAACTTGCTGATCTGATGAAGTATCTTGAGACTTTTCTTTTTTTAACGCAACCTTAAGAAGTATTAAGTATCCTATAAGATCTGATATTGTGTCTTCTGTTTTATCATTTATACCCTTGTTCTGTATACGCATGAGCTTATCATTTATACGTGCACACAAAGAGTCCACTGGAGATCTTGAAGGAAATACTGTTGATGGGTTGGTGGCTGAATCGCCATAGTCTCGATTCTTCTTTATAAGAAGATTTTTCATAGATTCGCACATCTCCTCTATGAGTTGTTCTGTTGTTTTCATGGTATTGTATTAAATTAAATTGTCACTAATATAGTGAAAAATTTTTATTAACACAAATTACCCAATAATTCTACTTAATTTTATGTAAGCTACAGATATATACCTAGCTGCCGCACTAAGAGTTTTAGCCCCAATAAAAGAAAATAAAGGAACCGCATTAGTAAGGGCGTTTGATTTTGTTGTTGCTAAACTTTGTGTAGCACCACCAGTTGTTGCTGAGGTTACTAAACCATACTGAACCTCGTTTACAAATGCAGACACTTGCCTGTTGGAGTCTATTTCTATTCTTAATCTATAAGAAGTAGTATCAGCAACTGCTATACCTAGATCTGTAACATAGTGAGTTCCTCCCACAGAATATATAAAATGTAAGTTGGCATTTGTTGTTAGAGCTGTAGTAACAGGACCATCATCACTGGTGTAAAGAAAATATGCCTGATCAGAATCTGTATAATCATCAGAACCACTTTTTTTAAGACCTCCCCAAAAAGCAAAGTTATCTTTATCATTAACATATATAG